TAAACGCAAAGAAAGAGGAGTATTACATATACTTTTCGGAGGACACCGTACGTCAAGCAATGGAGTTGTTCTTTAAAAACGGAAATCAATCCAACGCAACTTACGAACACAAGGATGCAGTCAAAGGAATGACCGTTGTAGAATCTTGGTTGATTGAGGATAGCGAAAAAGACAAAAGCACTTTGTACGGATTTAGCTTACCGAAAGGAACGTGGATGATTTCTATGAAAGTTGATAACGATGATGTATGGCAAGACGTAAAAGCTGGCAAGGTTAAAGGCTTCTCAATTGAGGGATACTTCGCTGATAAATTAGAAATGTCATTAGAGCAACAAAAGAAAAATGAAATTATTAAACAACTTAAAAATTTACTTAATGAGCAAATTTAAAACACCAAGCAAAGCAAGTCCAAGAGCTGGTAGCAAAAGAGGCTGCCTATGTGAAAACGGAACATACTCAACTAAATGTTGTGATGGCAGTTTACAAGCTCAGGGTATCGGTAAAACTGCAGAGGTTAACGAGCCTGCTCCTACTCAAACTGAGGTAAACGGAGTGAGAACTATCGTGCGTCAAAACGGATAAAATACAACAAGCGTAAAATCTAAAAGTTATACATATATGAACACACAAAAATCTATCTACAACAAGCTATTCAAAGAGGAAACTCAATTGGCTTCACACAAGGTTGAATTAGGATATTTACAAGATGTGCAAAAAAAAGCCGAGAATCAATTAAAAAAATATTCAGATATACCTGAATTATTTAAATATTGGCAATCAGTTTCTCAATTCATTACAAGTAATGAAGGTAAAATATCAAACTTTAAAGGAACTCGGTCTGCATATTTAATGGGTTTAAATGATATTATACCTGAATTAGAAAATAATTTTAATGAAATTGAAACTAAATTAAAATCAGTAGGTCTTAATGCAATGGAAAATGCAGAATATAAAAAAGGTTATACGGCATTAGTACAATTAAAAAACTTATTAATTGACCTAAAAAAAACAACTGATTTACCACAATTTAAATAAAAACAAATGAACGAAAAATCAATCTTAAACAAAGTCCGCACACTTTTAGGTTTAGAAGTGAAGTTGGAAACTATGCTCCTTTCGGACGGAGTATCTATGCTTGAAGCAGATGCTTTTGAAGCAGGTCAGCCTGTGTTTATCCTAACGGAAGACGAACAAAGAATCCCAGTTCCAGTAGGCGAGTATGAGTTAGAGGATATGCGTATTCTTGTAGTAATCGAAGAAGGTGTAATTGCCGAAGTTCGTGAAGCTGCTGAAGTAGAAGAAGAAGTAGTTGAAGAGACTCCTGCCGTAGAGGAAGAAGTTGAAGCTACTACCGAAACTGCTACACCTAAAAAAACTATTGAGTCTATTGTTAAAGAATCTTTCTTTAGCGAAATCGAATTACTTAAAAAAGAGAACGAAGAATTGAAAGCAAAACTTTCAGCACAAACTCCTGAGGTTGCAGAAGAAGTTGCACCTGTAGAATTGAGCGAAGAGCCTAAGCCTATTTCTTTCAATCCTGAAAACTCACAAGCTACCGATGTATTCAAGTTTGCTGCTAAAAGAAACGTAACAACTATGGACACGGTATTATCAAGAATTTCTAACATTAAATAATTAAATAAAATGCCTACAACAACTTCAATCACTACTACTTACGCTGGCGAGTTCGCAGGTAAGTACATTGCAGCAGCTTTATTGTCTGCTCCAACCCTTGACAAAGGCGGTATCACAATTATGCCTAACGTCAGATTTAAGCAGGTAATTAAGCGTGTCGCTACGGATGGTATCATCAAGAACGCAACGTGCGATTTTGATCCTACGTCTACTATCACTTTGACTGAGCGTATCCTTCAACCTGAGTATTTCCAAGTTAACTTACAATTGTGCAAGTCTGACTTCCGTTCAGATTGGGATGCCATTCAAATGGGTTACTCTGCATTTGACGTTCTTCCTAAATCTTTTGCTGATTTCTTAATTGCACACGCTGCTGAGAAAGTTGCTGCTGGTATGGAAACTTCAATCTGGTCAGGTGTTAACGCAACTGCTGGAGAGTTCGCAGGTATTATGACTCAGTTAACTACTGACGCATCTTTGCCTGCTGCACAAGAAGTTGCAGGTACAACTGTTGATGCTTCTAACGTTATTGCTGAATTAGGTAAAATCGTTGACGCTTGTCCTTCTGCTCTTTACGGTAAAGAAGACTTGACTCTTTATGTATCTAACAATATCTATCGTGCTTATGTACGTGCATTAGGTGGCTTTGCTGCTTCAGGTGTAGGTGCTAATGGTTACGACAACAAAGGTACAAACCAAGTTCTTGGCGACTTGTACTTTGATGGTGTTCGTGTATTTATGGCTAACGGTCTTGCTTCTAACAAAGCTCTACTTGCTCAAAAATCTAACTTGTACTTTGCTACTGGTCTTTTGAACGATATGAACGAAGTTAAAGTTTTGGATATGGGCGACATTGACGGTTCTCAGAACGTAAGAGTAATTCTCCGTTTTTCTGCTGATGCTAAATACGGTTTTGCTTCTGACGTTGTTACTTACGGAATCACAAACTCTGCTAACTAATCATTAGCTTAATTTAAAATAATCGGGGAGGGGTATACGCTCCTCCCTTTTTTATAACATTTAAAACTTAAAAATTATGTCTTGTCAATTAGCTAATGGTAGACTTGAAGTATGTAAAGATGCGGTAGGAGGCATTGATGCAGTTTACTTCATTAACTACGCAGATTACGCTTTTCCTACTGACGTTACTTATGTAGCTACTACCGATACAATTGATACGGTAGCTAACGTAGCATCGCTTTACAAATACGAACTCAAAGGAACAAACTCTTTTGAGCAAGTATATAACTCTTCTCGTGAAAACGGAACTACTTTTGCTGAGCAAACTTTGACTATCACTTTAAAGAAGCAAGATGCTGCTACACACAAGTCAGTTAAATTGTTAGCTTACGGACGTCCTCACGTTGTAATTAAGAACCGCAACAACCAATTCTTTTTGGCAGGTCTTGAGCACGGAATGGAATTGACTACTGCAAATGCCTCTAATGGTACTGCAATGGGAGACCTAAACGGATACACTTTGACTTTCGTTGGAACTGAAAAAATTTATGCTAACTTGTTAGACTGCTCATCTGAGGCTACTTTAGCAGGTGCAGGTGCAGGTGCTGTATTTACATCAGCTACTATCATTACTGCCTAATCGTTTTCTTCATAGCGTGTAAGAAGGGTGGCATTAGCTGCCCTTTTTGCTTTTAAAACAAATCGGCATCAAGTCAGTTACTTTAATATGATTGTACTAACAACATCAGCATCAGCTCAGACGTTCTCGTTTATTCCAAGAGATACACCTACTACAATGGTGTTGACTGATGATCAAACAAACACTCCAGTAACCGTATCTATCACATCGCAAACTTCAGGCGATTACGTTAATACGTTGACTGCTATTTTTGCTTTATTAGAAGGTCATTTCTACGATTTGGTGCTTTACAAAAACTCAGCAATCGTTTATAAGGATAGAATCTTTTGTACTGACCAAAACATCGTAACATTCTCCGTAAACAACGGACAATATACATCTAACACCACATCAAATACGTTCATAGTTTATGAGTAACAACGTACACATACTAAACCTATCGGCATACACTACTCCCGTTATTCAAGAGAGTAAGCGTGATGCTTGGGTTGATTTTGGGGAAGACAATAACTATTACCAATTTCTATTGGATAGATACACAAACTCCACTACAAATTCTGCAATTATCAATAACATATCACGTTTAATTTATGGTCGTGGATTATCCGCAGTAGATGCTTCAAGAAAGCCTAATGAGTACGCTCAGGCAATGGCAATGTTCTCAAAGGATTGCTTGCGCAAAATGGCAATTGATAGAAAGATGCTTGGTCAGTTTGCTATTCAAGTACACTACAACGACAAACACGATAGAATCCTAAAGGCTTTCCATATGCCTGTAAATTTATTACGTGCAGAGAAGTGTAATAAAGACGGAGAAATCGAAGGATACTACTATTCGGACGATTGGACTGATATAAAGAAATACCCGCCTACAAGAATACCTGCATACGGATTCTCTAAAGACAAGGTTGAGATTTTATTTTGTAAGCCTTACGCAGTTGGGATGAAATATTATTCTTACGTTGACTATAATGGTGCAGTACCCTACGCACTATTGGAGGAGGAGGTAGCTGATTACTTAATCAACGAGGTTCAAAATGGATTCTCAGGCACGAAGGTGGTCAACTTTAACAACGGAGTACCAACTGAGGAGCAACAGTCTATTATTACAAACAAAGTTTTAAGTAAGTTGACTGGATCTAAAGGTCAAAAAGTCATTGTAGCGTTCAACGACAATATGGACACAAAAACAACGGTAGACGATTTACCTTTGAATGACGCACCTGAACACTACACATACTTATCTGAGGAGTGTATGCGTAAGATTATGCTTGGACACAACGTTACATCTCCGTTACTTTTTGGTATTGCAGGAGCTAACGGATTCTCGTCTAACGCTGATGAATTGCAAAACTCATTTATCTTGTTTAACAATATGGTCATTAAGCCGCTTCAGGACGAAATACTTGAAGCCTTAGACACTATCTTAGCTTACAACGGTATATCCCTCAACTTATTTTTTAAGACGCTTAAACCGCTTGAATTTACGGATTTGGAAAATGCTATGACTGAGGAGCAAGTAGCAGAGGAGACAGGCACTGAACTATCAAAACAAGAATCCTTAGATAACGAGGTTGCTCAATCACTTATAGACTTAGGAGAAGAGCCTTCTGAAAATTGGCTTTTAATAGACGAATTTCCAGTTGACTATGACTTAGACGATGCAGAGAACGAACTACTCTCTAAAGAGCTTAAAAAGGGCTTATTTTCAAAGTTAGTTGAGTTGGTAAGCACAGGAGATGCACGTCCAAACCTACGAGACAAGCAAGACAAAGTTATTGGAGGAGTTAAATTCGTGACTCGCTACGTTTATGCAGGTTCTGAACCAAGAGATAAATCAAGACCTTTTTGCAATGCAATGATGCGAGCTAAAAAGATTTATAGAAAAGAGGATATTCTTAAAATGGGCAATCAAGCAGTCAATAAAGGTTGGGGTCCAAAGGGTGCTGACACTTATTCTATTTGGCTTTACAAGGGTGGAGGCAACTGTCATCATCGTTGGAACAAACAAGTTTATGCAGCATTTGAAGGTAAGGCTTTGGACATTCCTAACGCTAAACAAATCGCACAAGCAAAAGCTGCAAAGTATGGCTATACAATAAAGAATGAGGCTTTAGTTTCTCAAAGACCTATTGATATGCCTAATCAAGGATTTTTACCTAAAAACAATTAACGATGGCAACTGCACTACTCATAACACGAGATGATTTAGTTAGGTTTACTGCCGTTAATGGCAACGTAGACACGGACAAGTTTATTCAGTTCGTTAAAATCGCTCAAGACATTCACATACAAAACTACTTAGGTACTAAGTTACTTCAGAAGATTCAAGCAGATATTGTCGCAAATACTTTAGCTGGTAACTACGCTACTTTGGTAAACACATACGTAAAGCCTATGTTGATCCATTGGGCAATGGTAGAATACTTACCTTTTGCAGCTTATACAATCGCTAACAAAGGAGTCTATAAACACTCATCTGAGAACTCTGAGAACGTAGAGAAAAACGAAGTAGACTTCTTGATTGAAAAGGAACGTCAGATTGCTCAACACTACACGGAGAGATTCATAGATTACATTGTATTTAACAACAACTTGTTTCCTGAGTACACAAATAACACTAACGGAGATATGTATCCTGATACTGCAAATAACTATGTAAATTGGTATATTTGATAAAATTTTAAATTAAAATAAATGCGTATGCAGAAAGAAGAATGGAAACCTGTATTAGGTTACGAAGAGTTGTACGAGGTGAGCAACTTAGGAAGAGTAAAAAGTAAAACAAGAGAGTTTTCAAGACCTCACCCATTTATTGATAGCGTTGTACAACAAATAACGTACAAACCTAAGTTTGTTAAGTTTCATATTACGGATAAGGGTTATTGTAGATTAGGCATTTACAAAGATGGAATCAAACGAAACCATCAAGTGCATAGATTAGTTGCAAATGCGTTTATACCGAATCCTGAAAACAAAGAGCAGGTTAATCACATAAACGGAATTAAATGCGACAATAGATTAGAGAACTTGGAATGGGTTACAAATTTGGAAAATAGAGAACACTCTTATGTACATTTAGGTAATAAGTTGCATAGAAAAAAATTATGAGAACACGAACTAAGGTAGGAACTTACAAACCAAAACAAGAAAACATTGAGAAGCTCCGTGTTTTCCTAACTAAAATAAACAAAGATGTCAAATAACATAAGCTGGGGAAAAATATACGAATCAACGTGGTGGGGAGACCAAATCAACACCGCAGATTCTTTGTATGATTACGCTACACCTACCTTTAATGCACCTTTTGACTTAGAGTTAAGAGTAGCCTCAGAGGGTGGAGTATTGGAATCTACTTTTTGTATGTCTTTAACCATTTTAAACCTTTCTCAAATATGAGCCTATTAGATACTGCCTCTTTAATTGTAACGCCAAACGGATACAAAGAGGGCAAACTTTACTCCGTTATTCCATCCGATGGTTCGGGGGATATGTCCGTAACAAGAGCAACAACTGCAACAAGAGTTAACTCTGCGGGGTTGGTTGAGTTAGTGCCTTATAATTTGTTGAGTTGGTCGCAAGATTTTACAAATGGTTGGTTTGCGTATTTGGGAAGTATTACTGCAACTGCGAACTATGGAACTGCACCCGATGGAACAAATACAAGCACACGTATTTTATTTACTTCAAACAATCAAATTTGGGCAAAAGCTATTAGTGGACTAACAAATCTAAATGGTACTTTTTCAGTTTGGATAAAAGGAGTTGCTGGTCAAACAATAGCTATCTCATACGGAGGTACTGACAATGTTGTAACACTACAAAGTGGTTGGAATAGGTATAGTGTTACGGCAGTAGGAACAATAGATTTTATTTTTATTGATACCTTTGGTTCAACCGCAACGGATATAGAAGTTTGGGGTGGTCAAGTAGTCGAGGGTTCAGTAGCTAAA